AATGACATTAGTATCAGAAATACTATTCTTCAGGAAACCAGTCGCTCCACTGTTTGTTCCTTCAACAAATACTGGTGCAGTTAATGTAGTATTTTCATTCAGAGTAATTTTAGTTACTGTCTGTACATCAAATAAGGAAATATCCCACTGATTAGTATCTCCATTAGAGGTGCTATATGAACCAGACTCAAGTCTGAAGTCATAAACTCTTGCAACACCAATCTCAGCACCAGCAGGTTCTGTTTGGGCGGCACCAACTGCACCATCAACCGAACCAACTCTTTCGTCTCTCAGACTAAGAACATATGTATTACCAGAACCAACCAGAGGAGCTCCATATACTCTATTCAAGTTCAGAGTCGCACCAGTATTGTAAAAAATTGATCGATTATTAACTGTCTTAGTTGTTCTTGGTTTTGGTGCATCAAGAACCGTGGTTCCTACAGTCTCAATCTCGTATCCCTTGACGTATGCTTTTCCTGGAGAGATTTGATACAGTGCTAAATCGTCAGAAGGTACAGATCCGCCTGGAGTAACTTGATCTGCTGCTAAAAGACCTCTATTTCCTTCGCCGTCATTAAGAGAGTCTATTGGAGTAACAACAAATGGTTTTACATAGTAATTTCCAGACTCATCATGAGTTCTTCTTGCAAGCTCATGATTAATGACTGAATATTCAGAAGTTGTTCTGTTAACTCTTAAAATGCCATCTTCAACAACAGCAAGTTCTACAAAATTTTCGTCATTATAGTCAGTGAGTGCTTTTTTGAACAGAAAAACATCGACTTTAAGTCTATCTGCGCCAGGAGCAGAATAGTTATTAAATCCCTGAGAATTATCAGTCAGGGTTTCATCCTGATCAGAGGTAACAATTTCCTCATTAATAAAGAGACCAATTCTATAAGAAGGGCTATTAGTGTATTGGTCGAGAATCAGAGTTTCGTCATCAACATTAACAAACTGTCCTCTGATGAAATATACACCATTGGAGATTGAAAATGCAGAACCAGTTGAGGTTGCATCTTCAGCAATGGTTGAAGCAAATGCCTCTCCACTAGCGATAATTTCATTACCCAAAAGACCACTGACAATATTTCCTTCCGCAGAAAGAATTTCTCCGTTAGCAAATACTTGAGTCTCATTGTTCTGGGTGTTTGATCCCAAATAGTTCAAATAAAGAGTTGGATTACCTCTTTCAGAATCTAAAGACGAGATATAACTTTGAACAACTGCAGTAACACCAGAAGTTCTTCCAGTTATTTTCAAACCGATTAACTGATCAAGATATGCATCAATTGGGACACCTTGATGAGTTGTATTCAGTTCTACTGCAAAATAATTTCTACTGTATGCAGTATTACCAGGAATTACTTTAGCACCCTCTTTAAAAAAGTGCTGCCCAAATCTTTCAATCTGATTCTGTAGAATCGATTGGAGTGTTGTTAATTCTCTTGCCTGGACAGGATATCCAGGTTTGAACAATACTCTATGATAGTTGTCCGTAGGATCAAAATCGTCATAATATGGGGCAACGTTGAGATCGGTGATTTGCGACATAATTCCTTATTAGAATTGTAATATAACCTTGATGTCTTCTTTTTGATTAGTTGATCTAGTCACAGATGGTCTATTGTCAACATAGATTATGTTGCCTGAGTATTTTGCAACCTCAGGGTTCGCAATTCCATTAGTAAATGATTGACCAAGGTAGTAGGTCCTATTATTTATTACGGTTGATACACCCGTAAAAGTGCTGTCAATGGACAATCCTTCAGCAACTGACCCACCAGTGATTGTCAATGAACCATCACCAGTAGGTGATGCGGTAAAGTCTGCCTGATCAAATCCATACTGTGGATTTGTAATCGCTGCTCCAACAGTATTAAAACCAGATTGTGATTGGTCTTGCCATACTTTCAAGACTCCAGTAGACTGATCGTAACTAACAACTCTAGCAACAGCAGTGATGCCAGTGCCTACAGTTTGTGTGACAAAGGAGTCCGCGTCATAAGTTGCACTACTATAACCAATTCCAGTCAATCTAAGTGCAGTCACAGCACTTGCTTTATCCAAAGAAAGTGGTGTATTAGTTCCAAAAGTATTTGGTGCCTGTACGATACCAACTCTTGCGATCTGGTTTCCAGTGATAAAGTCTGGGTTTTGAATATCATTCTCAAATCTAGAGTACATGAGAACATTCTTTGCTCCCAGTTCTCTATAGATGTCTGCACCATGACCACCTTGTGGAGAGATAACAACGTCAAGAACTGGTCTTGTAGTTCCAACAGGAACTCCACCAGCAACTAAATCAACATTTCCCCAGGTATATCCTGATCCCTGAGAAGAAACCACGACGGATTCTACCTGAGAATCTGCATTCATCGTGATCGTACATTCTGCACCAGTTCCACTGCCTTTAATAGGAACATTAGTGTAAACGGCATTTGCAGTTCCCAGTGCAACACCTCTGTTTTTGATAACTACAGTCTTAATTGATCCGTCCACTGCATTGTCGCGGACAGCAGCGTTAGTGGTTGAATCCCCCCAATCTCCAGGAACAGGAATGTAATTAGTAGAATCGAACTTGACAATATCTCCAGGAGCAATCGTATAGAGATACTTCCAAATATAACCGTCACCACTGGCACCAGCCGCTCTTGGTTCCAGATCAACAAAAGTTGGTTCATCCAGAGATGGTGCTCCGTTTGGAGTTTCTGGAGTCGTTCCATTCTCAAGACAGACATAAACTCTGTAGTCGCTATTCATTACATAGAAAGACGCACCGTAGAGATTCGTTGCACCAGATACCTTTGCGGCATTTGAAGTGCTGTAATCGTGGCGATACATGTCAAATGTATTACCAGATCTCCACTCGATTTTGGGAACAACCAGTCTTGTATCACTAGAAGTGATTTTTTTCAATCCGATCATGGTATCCCAGATCTGATTTTCATTATCAAAGTTATCTACTGGTGCTGGTGGATCATTATCCCAAACAGAAGAAATGTCAGTAGCATTAGGCAATCCAATAAAAGAATAGTAAGAACTACCTGTCGTGGTGATGCCACTCAAGAAATTCCTTGCATTCAAGATTCTAATTTGATCAGTAATTATTGCGGCCATTTTGCTGGGTTTTTTACTTATTTATTAGGGGTTTGATAACTAGAATTTATTTAGTTGTTACACATCATAGTTTGTGATTCTCAATGGAATTGTTCTTCTGACAACTGCAGAAGTTTGAATTCCAGTAACTCCATTTGAGTTGTAGAAGTTGAATGCAGAAGTAGCAGTTCTTCCATTAGTTTGAATCTTACCAAAACTATAATTACCAAAATAAGTATTGACGCCAACCGCAGAGAAGTCGTAACCGTTATAACTCAGAACACTTACTGTGACTTTGTTAATCGTTGTTGAACCAACTCCAGGGAGAGTCTTCTGTGCAGTTGCCGCAGAGACAACCTCATAAACATTATCGATACAAGTGGTTCCAACACCAACTGCGACTGCTCCGCCAGGTTTCAGTGAAGTAACACCAAGACCGATATTGGAGTTGCTGACAGTGAAGAAGTCACCAGCAGCAAGACTGCTAACAGTAATTGCAGTTCCTACGAGCGTAGCGTCCTTGAGTGCAGAATTATTTGGAATAAACAGTTCAAAGACAAGTCCAGTTGCAACACCAACAGTAGTTGTGGTTACGCCAACGATAGTTCCAAAGTCTCCGCTATAAGTGATTCCTGCGTTGAGTCTTTCTGCAAGAAGTGCGGGAGACTCGATAAGAACCACAGGAGGATTGGATTGCGAATATCCAGTCTTGGCAGTTCCAAGAGTGATAGCGTCTACAGAACCAGAAGCGATAGTTGCGGTTGCAGTCTGTCGCATGGTTGTTCCGAGACCAACTGGGTTCTCGATAATAACAACAGGCGCGGAAGAATAACCAGATCCACCGTCAGAGATTACTATAGAAGTAATCGTTCCAGCAGATCCAACAACAGCGGTAGCGGACGCTCCTACTCTTGCGTCTTGCGAGACCAACGTAACGTCTTTCTGGAAGGAGAGTGACGTTCCACTTTCATTATCTTGGTTGAACAAGACTTGGACGTTTTCAACATAGATGGTCGTAGATCCAACCCCAACAGTCTGAATGACATTTGTTGTTGGGAATACGTTTGCCTTATATTGAGTTCTATCTTTGGCAACTCTTTCACCATTGATAATCTTATCTACAGTCTGCTTACACCAGGTGATTGGTCTTTCCATATTAATGTCATTGGCAAGACCTGGACCATAATATGCGTTCGTAGTTACTTGATCAGTAGAATCAACACTATATGTAAGTCTTTGTTCCTCATCAAAGTATGCACTTTGATTTAGTGGATCATAGTTAATATCTAAAGTATCACCTTTTTTAACGGTTTCAAGAATATCAACAGACTTAACGTCAACAGCACCATTTCCTCTGTAGAACAAGATATCTACAGTATCACCAGATTTTGGTGGTTCTGGGAATATAATCGTGCTTCCTCCGCTGAAGATGTAACCTTCTCCAGGAACTTGGAGAATGTTATTGACCAGGACAATCAAGACATCTTGAACAACAATTGGTGATCCCTTAGCGGCAATAATAGAAGTAATAGTGCCATCAAGTTTAAGTTGGAAGTCAGTTTTCTGTCCGTCAAACTCATCATCAAAATTATCCATGGTTCGGAGTTGTCCAAGAGACCAACCAGCAAACTTATCAGAGTAGATCTTTTCAACATTAATAGTAAATCTTTCAAAGTCACCGCCAAGTGTTGGATCCGTAGGAATGCCAGTTGGTCCTCCAGTAGGAATGGTCAGATTTTGATTTATACCATATCCGAATCCAGTATTGCTGATTTCAAAATCAATAATGTCAGAACCAAATCCAACATTAATATCAACTTTTGCCTGAGTACCAACTCCAGTCGAAGCTTCTGCAAGACCATCAGTTTGATAGATGAGAGGAATATTGGTATATGGCAGTGGATCTTCAATGACAACTTCTGGGAGATCAGAACTTGTGTATCCACTACCAACGCTAGTTACGTGGACTGTATCTAACAGATTTCCAGCACTGATCGTAGCAACACCGATATGAGTTACGGTAGCAATACCAACGGCACTGCTTGCAACGCCAACTCTAACAATACCAGTTGAAGGATTGAATACTCTGACCAGAACTGAAGTTCCAGCAGGAATTTCAGAGGAAGCCGTGCTTCCAATTCCAATGTTGACCGAAGTCGTACCAACAGATATGATTGGAGCAGGTCTGCTAAAGAATGTTCCAACTCCAATGGAAGATGCCGCGCCAGCGTTGAATTCAAGATACTTAAATACGCTGTTCTGATCATTTATGGTAATTACAGTTGCTCCAGCAGCAACAGTTGTTGCAACACTAGTGAGAACATCATATTGGGTAGATGCTCTGTATCCAGAACCAGTATTACCGATAGAAATTGCAGAGATAGTTCCAGCAGCAGAAACTGTTGCCGTGCCACCTGCAGAAACTAGTGGTTGATATCCAAATCCTTCAGAAGAACCGACAGAAACAATAACTCCGCCGATAGGGAGGTTAGAAGAGTTTACATCATTGGTAATAGTCTGACCATCATTGACAAAGACCGCAGAAGTAATGCCTGCTTGCTCTGCAAGAGTAAAGTTCTGGTTCAGTCCAGGAATTTGAATAATATCATTGATCAAAAGGACAGCGTTGTCATCCTCAAATCCAGTGACATTTGATCCAGAAGACTTCAGTGCAAACGTATCATTAGTTCCGTTAAACTGATCAGAGAAGTCGTCGAAGAGATAGTTAGTTCCATAGGTCTTAGTCGAAGATCCTGGAGTTCCAGATCTAATGAATACTCTTCCTTGGAAAGTAGAACTTGTACTAATACCAGTCCAATCTCTTTCATCAGGTGGATTTGTTGTTGAACCAATAGGAATATTGCCGTATGGTGCCTCAACAAAGTTCAGAGTATTGTTGACAATGTTATAGTTACCTTGAACTTTGGTTACAAGAGCGCCAGTGCTATATCCCGCTCTTCTTGTTCCAAGCCATGCTCTCTGAACCCTTACTGCGTTGGTAGAACCAACACCAACAGATTGAACCTTCATGATTTCATCACCAATCTGAAGAAGATCTCCTCCAGAAATGGAACCAATTCCAGACAGGAACATATTGCCTTGACTTGAGAATAATTGATCGCTCAGGGAAGTTGTAAGCGCCGTCGCAACAACAGGAGACTGGATATAGTTGTCAATTGCAATCAAACACTTGGTGTTCTGATCAGTTGAAGTGAAGGTATGGGAAGTTCCAATGCCAACAGAAGTAATGCCAAAGTAATCAGTTGGAACTGCTGCCAATGCCTTTTCAGCGGTATCTGTAAGTCTGATCTTATTCGCATCAACCTTAATAGCAAAAACAGTCTCTGGAAGTTTAGTAGTATTACCAATACCAGAAATATTTGTTGTTCCAATACTAATATTTTCGGTTGTTCCAGCACCTGGAGTGCTGTAAGTCAGTTGCTCACCACTAACAAAGAAGTGGTTTGGAATGGTGATTGCATTTGGCGTCTCTAATCCAGCAGCTGATCCAATTACATCTTCGTCACTAGCATCAATATATCTTTCAAATACCTGATATCCACCATACTTAATATTGAATGCCCTCTTGATATCTACATTTGTTCCAGCATATGAACCATATTGAGTATCGATATATGCATTGGTGAGGTCAATCTTGACAGAATCGGATCCATCATCAACGAACTTCATGTAATTGTAGTAGGTCTTAATTTCGGTGTTGATGTTTTCGTTAGGAGTAAACGTAATTCTAACAACGTCACCGACTACTGCAGCACCAAAAGTTCCAAGACCTGCTGCTGGAGCAGTATTACTAACAATTGTACCAAACTCTGAAATATAAGTTTCATTGAATTCTGGTTTGTCGGCTACCAGCAATTCTGTCATCATGTGATGATCATTGTCTGGGTCGGATACTTGAACAATACAATATGCAGCATTGTAAGTAGCATTAGCATATTCTGCAATCGCATTTGCAGTTGGAGAACCGCTAGATGCGATTGAAGTTGGCAGAGCACCAATTTCTGCGTCAGTAAGACCTTCTGAACCAATACCAGTTCCTGCACTTGAGAGACCAACGATTATTGTATTGACAGAGGAGGCAACAGATACGTTTGAGGTGAAATCAACCTTGATATTGCTACCATCAATATATGCATTATATGTTCCGAGTCCACTATATCCACCAGACCAAGCTTCTTGGTTGATAGAGGACAGTTCTCCATATTCAACTACATCTACGGTTGTTCCATCACTAATCAGGTTAAGTTCATCATATTCAAACTGATCATCAAGGGTTTTAGTAAGAACAAGAATCTTTGCAGCGGTATATGTATTAGCAATACTAACAATAGTAGTTGCTGAAGCAGAAGGAACGTTCTGACTACTAGAAGTAATCTTTACAGCGCCGCCAAGAGTCTGAGTATCAGTACTAGTCACTGCAGCACCGATATTATAAGAAAGAGTGAATACATTATATGGATTGATCTCAAACTTATTGGGGAAGAATTGAAGAACACCTTCATTTCCGTCAAGGTTATAGTCAAAGGAACCCAATTCGATTTCAGTTGATGTAATTGCATACTGGTTAATAAATCCAGCACCTTGCTTATCATGAAGGACCGTAACCATTTGAATCTGAGATTCCGCAGTTACGTCTGGGTCTTGAATATAAGTTACAAACTTATGACCACATGCATCTGCGATAGGCCAACGAGCAACTTCACTAAACTTAGTTGGTCTAGGATTACTATTGAACTGACCAGCAACATTGTCAACATTTAGAACTCTATTGCCAACAGACTCTTCATAATCAGTTAAAATTCTATTTTTGAAGAAAATCTTATCAGAGAATAATCCCTTATTGTTCTCAGTTACAAGGTCAAAATTATCTACACAGTTTACATCGGGATAACCGATAAAATCAATAACCGAATCAAAGTGAGATTGTGTAGTGCCCAATCCAACAACTGGGTTTATGTCTGGAGTATTTTCAATAATCAGGTCAGAGAATCTCTTGAATCCTGAAGTGTGGTTAAGTGAACCGACAACCTCATCCCAGGTTTCTAAATCAACTTTAGATCTGACAGAGTAAGAGAATCTTTGATAATAGTCGCTATCTTGAATGACCTGTCTAGTATCATTCAAGAATCCAGTGATATCCTCCCATCCAGATTCTACCCTGGAAGTCGATTCAAGGTCATACTCCGAATCAGAAGAAATGATAGAGGCAATGACACCTCTTGTTCTAGAAGATTGACCTTCAACAGTATTTCCCACAGTAAAGTTGCGGAAAGTATCAATCTTTAGATAACCATTCTGGTTATTCCATCTTTCAACAACTCCAGTATCCTTTTCATTTTCCAGAGTGATAAGATCTTCTCCAGCAACAAAATCTGTGGTGGTTAATACAGCATCAAAAATTGGGAAATGCTTCTTAGGAATAATTCTTCCAGCAGATCTAGTTGGACTGAAAGTTCCTGGAGATTCTCCCGTAGGAATATATCCATCCAGACTGAAGGTTACAATACCGATACCACCAATGTTCTCCTGAACTCCAGAAACAACGAATAACTTATAGTCGTAATTTTCACTGTTATATCCCTTACCAGTATCAACAATTTCAACTACACCTTGTGGATTAGTTGATGCAATACCAACGCTGGTGCTTTCAATCATAATCTCATCACCAACTGCAAATGGGAATGCTCCAACAGTTGTGATTCCAGATGACAGAGTTACAGTAACATCTTTAGAACTAGAATCATACGTTATGGTGCCAATCCCCATACCATTGGTATTATTGGTTGGGAGAAGTGTCGGAGTTACCTGATTGATTCCAAAAGTATTGCTTACGATTTGGAGTTGATTTGATCCAAAACTAAATCTCAGATCAACTTCTTCTTTCTTATCTCCAGTCTCACCATCAAGAAGAATAATCTTAGGTTCGATAGAGCCATAACCATATCCATAGGAAGTGACTCCAACGGTATCAAGAATTGCAAGAGAGTTAATCTTTACAATTTCAGGGAGTTTTGCTGCAGGTTTAAGAGTCTTGTCAAATGGATAGTCAAATCCAATGTCTCTAAGTTTTGTCTTCTTAATAGCACCAATATTAGTACTTTCAATTTGGAAGACTGCATTAGAACCAATTCCACTGGTTACGGATGCAATTGATGGAAGATTATAATAATTTGCTCCAGGGTTAGTAATCTTTAATTCAGTAACTGAACCGATTCCAGTGGAAGAGTCGGTTGAATAGTTTATAATTGCGGTGGTTGAGTCATATGAAAGAGTCTCTGGAACTGAATTGATTTCATATCTAAATGACGTTGGGGAGGAAATCGATACAGTCTGTTTTCCAGAATATTGACTGTCAAGAACTTGAAGTTGATTATATCCGATTACTTCGGGATCACAAACAACATTTTCTTTAGATTTTGGGAGTTGATCCTCAGAAATTGGTTTTAACTTATAGAACAGAGTCTTTGGAATTTTGTTACTAGTCTTCAGGGTAACTTTTCCATCAACCCCTACTGTTCCTGTGGTCAGAACTTCAAAGTCTTCATCAGATGCAGTCTTATCAAACTCAGTATCAAAATTAGAGTCAGTATATAATACAAACTTGAATGCTGGATATGAAATAGAGTTTCTAGTATAAGTCAGAGAAGAATCAGACAGATCAAACTCAACAGTAGAATCTTTGTATACTTTAATTGGTGGGTTGATTGGAGAGAATGAAGAATCAGTTGCACTAGTGATATCAACAATTGTAGGAACAGAACTTAAAGCATCAAACTGAGATTCTGACAGTTTGATCTTATCTTTGTTGACAATAACTGCGTAGTAAACTTTTTCATCAGTTAATCCACCAGCAGGAGACGAAGCAGTATAAATCAGAGACTGTCCTAATCGATATCCATGATCAGGAATCGTAATTTCGTTAGAGGTTACATCAATTGAACCTGCAACAACGTCTTTTTTATCAATGATAATTCTCTGGTTGAACTCATTATAAGAAACTGCAAATGACGTAGTAATTGAAGGTCTTACATCAACATAAACATTATCAAGAACAACCAGACCATGAGTTGAAGCAGTAGAGACCGTGACAGTGTTCTTAAATTGAGAAACTGAAATTACATCGGGATAGTTAGTTACAAAACTATGATTGTCTCCCTGGCCAAATCCAGTGAAGAACAGAAGTCCTTGGTGGGCATTCGTTGATCCAATTCCTGCAAAAGTTCCAGTAGAATTAAGACCGACTCTGACGGTAGAAACGCCAATCTGATCTTCGCTAATCTTAGCGACAAATAATTTCTGTTGATCGGCAAGAGCAAAGGTTGATACGCCAGCAGTGGAAACTCCAATAGCCTCATCTTGACTGTTGAGTTTGTAGATTAACTCATCACCTGTTTTAAGACCGTGGCTTGGCAG